ACAGTATATTGATGAAGCGGGTACGGATATAGCCAATCTGCGTTTACAATCTGTTTTGGATGATCCTAAGACTGGACGACAATATGATGTTGAATACTATACGTTACTAGATCGCTTATTCGCAGGTAGCGGAATAAGATCCCCAAGGGATGTGCAGATCACCACCGCAGAACAGTTTATAGAGTTGAGTGATTTAATTCAGTATGTTAAGGCAGAAGCATCAGAGGCTTTACGAAAAGGCGCACCCCGTTACACTTCTGCTATCGGGGATGCGGAGTGGTTAGCGGGTGAAAGAATTGTCATCGGAATGGATGACACTAAACAGGCGATTGTTAATGAGATCAAAGATGCTGAGGCACGTTGGGCTGAGGCTGAAAAAGGAATGGAATTTTGGGACGCTAGGGAAAGATCTGTTTTAGAAAACATTGAGAAAGAGGGCAGACTGGTTAGGGAGATACACGCTAAGCAGGCTGTTTTAGAGGGTGAAATTTTAGAGGCTGACCGTGTTAGAAATGGTTATGTTCAGGAGTTGACTGCGGAGTTAGGTTCAGGAAACGGTAAAGCATTTAATCTTAATTCTTTTGGCGGCGGGGTGGATTTGAACAATTTGACTGCCAGCCAGTTGCGTGACATTTTTAATAACAGCACTCGTCAAATGTGGGGTCCGTGGCGTGTTTCGGGTGACGAGTATATTGCTAATAGTGTTATTGATGCGATGCTCGCTACTCAGAAGATGAATGATAGGCAAGCGGTTGGTGATTTTTTAGCGAAGTATGACAAGGTTCATAACTGGATGAAAGCACAGATGGTTGCTACTCCGGGTTTTGTTATGAGAAACATTTTTGGTGGTATGGCTAACATGTGGTTCGCTGATATTCCTTTGGATGTGAATTTGTCTACGGCTCGGTTGATGAATCAGGCTTACAAGGCAGGGGAGGGTAACTTTGAACTGGGGTTGAGAAGACTGGTTGAGCAGGCTCGTAGGTCTGACGCTCCGAAACGTTTATCTAATCAGTTGTCCGAGTTGGAGAATGCTTACGAGATTGTCCGATCTGGTGGGCATGGTGGCGGTCAGGCAGCGTCTTCTGTTGAGATTGATTTAGGACAACCCGGAAAATTGGACTATGTTGTCGGTAATAAGAACAATCCTTACAGGCAGGCTCGTATCAGTGTTAATCCTTTGGAGGCTGGGTTTTTCCTTTTCGCTGGGGTGCGTCACGCTAACGCTTTCGCAGAGCAGATGATGCGTCTCGGTACTGGTTTGCATGTTATGAACACTGGTGGTTCTTTAGAGGAAGCGTTACAGATGATTTATAAACTTCATTTCAATTATGGTGGTTTGTCTGCTGTTGAACAAAAGTTTGGTAAACGTTTCTTCCCGTTTTACACTTGGTCACGTAAGAACCTTCCTTTACAGGTTGAGTTAGCGACACGCAATCCGGGCAAGTTTAGTCGTTTGCAAAGTTTGAAAGAGAATTTGGAATTTGATGAAGAGAAAGAAGGAATGGTTCCTGATTATTTCTTGGAGAATTTCAACATTCAATTACCTTGGAAGATAGGCGGCTCGGTTACTTATGCTACTCCTGATTTGCCGTTGCAGGATTTGTTCAGGTTAGATCCTACTCGTGAGGGTGGGAAGATGGCTTTGGAACAGGTCATGTCTGGTGCCACTCCGTTCTTTAAGACTCCTATCGAGTATTGGGCTGGTAAAAAAATGTTTGCTGGTATTCCTTATCGGGATGAGTTTGTTAAACTGCCGGTTGCTATCAGATCAATTCCGGGTATGACTACTTCTATAAAGATGCTTGGTTGGGGAGATAAGAACTCTGCTGGGGATTGGATGATTAATGATAAGAAGTTGGGGATCATAGAAAACATGTTGCCTTTCTTGGGAAGGTTCCGTCGTATCATCCCTGAAGATGAAAAAACTCAGGAGACTTGGATTCAGACTATTATGTCAACGTTGGGTGGTGTGAGTGTCCGAATTAATACTCCTCGTCAACAACGCAATGAAGAGATTCGTAGGGCTGTTGCTGCATCAAAAGATCGTGATGTATGGAAATCTTTCAACACGCGTTGAGACTAGACTGGGTGAGTAGACGGGACACGAAAGGCTTATGAGTATGAAGTATGTTTCCAGAAAAGAGTGGGGGGCTAAACCTCCACCTAAAGGAAAGTTCGACAAGTTAAACAAGGCGAGAGTGCAGGGTGTTGTTATTCATCACTCTGGTGTGCAGAACGGACCTAAAGGTTCGGATGCTGTTAAAGCGTTTGAACGCCATCACATGGGTAAAGGCTGGGATGGTATTGGTTACAACTGGCTTGTCGATGAGAGTGGCACTATTTTTGAAGGACGAGGATGGGATAACCGTGGAGCGGGAACTAAAGGTTGGAACAGTCGTTCGATCAGCGTGTGCTTTACTGGCTGGGGTTTTGATAAGCCTCACGACAATGCTTTACGTTCTTTACAAACGGTTGTTGATGCCGCTGAATCTCATTTCGGTAAGGGACTTTGGGTTTCGACGCATCGTAAGAAGAGCCGTGAGGGGTATACGACGTGTCCGGGTGACATTTTAGGCGACTGGGTTGAGGGCGGTATGGGTGTTGTTGAGGCACCTGAGGCTGTTAATTGGGCTGCGATAATTCAGTTCTTTAAAGATTTGCATGAGCAGGTTAAGGAGACTCCTTTGTCTCGTCCTTCTCGTAGTAGAGGTTTGCCTGTGCGTTTAGTACAGGGAAAGTTAGTGGAGCGTGGTTTCAATCCGGGTCCTGTTGATGGGATTTACGGTAAGAAAACTGTGTCTGCTGTTAGAGAGTTTCAAGAGACACAAGGTTTTTTGAAGGTTACAGGTGTGGTGAATGGTGAGACGTTCGGCTGCCTGTTTATACAATAAGGAAAAATATTATGCCAAAAGGTAAAGGATATGGTCCTTCGTTCCAAGAAACATTTGGGTCGCAGGATGATCAGCCTTACAACTCTACGTCCTCATTCAACATGTGGGATATGAGTCAGAAGGCTAAGAAAGCCGCAGCGTATCTGCGGGGAACTAATTTGGGCAACGCCAATCAGGGTGGTCGCCCTTTCGGAAAGTAGGTTGAGATGCCACATCAATTAGATGGTAAAACAATGAAGGTACCTGCTGTGGGGAAAGTTTTAGTTGATACTGTTACTCGTCCTACTGCTAATCTTGGTACGTTAACTGGTGACGCTATGTTACGAATGGGTAACGGTATGCGGGCTAAGTTTGACGAGAACGATTAATGGCGCGTAAGAAAAGACCACGCCCAAGGTACTGATTATGCCTTTAGAGAAGGGTTCTGATCAGGCGACCATTAGTCGTAATATAGGTAAGTTGATTACGGAAGGTTATAAACGTGATCAGGCTGCCGCTATCGCATATGATAATGCGAGGAAATCTAACAAAAGGAAAAGAAATTGAAAAACATGGTTGACATGCTAGAACGTGCAGCGTGGACTTTCGCGCAATCATTTCTAGGTGTCTTTGTTGTTGCTGACCTTTCGTCAGCGAAGGGTGCGGGTGTTGCTGGTTTAGCAGCGGCTGTGTCAGTTATGAAAACCTTTGTAAAGGATAAGGTAGCGAAACAATAATGGATGATACGGACCTTGATGCTAAATGGGAATTGTTCCTAGAGCAGCAGGGTACGTCCATTCAAGAAGAGATTTACCAAGAGTTAGAGGCATCTTCTAATCTATTCGATGTGCTTGATGGCACACACGCTAAATGGTCAGATGAACAACTCTTAGGTTTATTATTAGTGTTTGATGAGGCGGAAGCGGAGGCTTTGCTTTCTGCTTTTCATGCCGGTGTCGATGGCATTGAGGAGGCTCAGTATGCTTTTGCTGTTTGGGCTACGTCTTTAATGGGGTTGATCCGGCAGTGTCTCGTCAAAGACTGGGAGTGATTGGTTTAAATCCTCTAACCATTCTTTAAATTCAGGTTCCTGCATGAGACGGATCATAAGTTTGCGTCTTATTTTGTCACGTCTACGTGCCAGTGATGTTTTAGGTATACCTAAGACTGCTCCTGCTTTGCGTAGAGACAGTCCTTCTATTAGTAGTCTTTCTGCTATCCATCTTTCTAATGGGTTTAGTTCTTCTATAGCGTCTGCTAATAGTTCTTTTATGTGAGCGGTGGTTTCGAGTGACGCTAGTGGTTCTGCCCCAGATGGGGGTGTTTCCATTAGTGCTTCTATTTCTGTCATCGCTCTGTGTGGAAAGAGGCTGTCTTTCGCTCCGAACTGTATCTTGCCTTCTCGCCACGTGTCAGTTGGATCAGTTGGGAACTCCTTTTGTTTCCCTGCCATATTCTGTTACTGGTTTCAAATAATCGGGGGCTATTACACGGGTGTTGTCCGCATCATAACCCGATGGTTCTCCTAATTCCCACGCTTCATCGTGGTTAATCCATCCTAGCATCTCGACTTCTCTGAATTCGGGAGCCACTGGTCTAACCACAAATAAATCTAGTCCTTGTCCTAGTTGCCGTCTGCGTACGGCAGCATTATTGGATGTCCTAACTCTTCTTACTTCTATGTTGTGACCTACGTCTGCTCGTCCACGGTTCTCTTGATGCCTGTTACCTGCCCAGACGTGACCTCCCCAGTACTGGTTGGTTACTCTTGCTACTGCCAGTTCCCCTATTGCTGCTGCTACTTGTGCTGTTCTGTCGTCTTCCATGTAGTCTCGTTTGTAATGGGTAGCGTCTTGTTTCTCCCAGTTTTCTATGAACCGTCTGCATCCTACGTGTGATGCCCATTCATATTCCCAAGGTTCGAGTTTAATCACTATCAAGTTTGTCGACCTTGACTGCGTTGATTCGTACGATTTGTCTGTCATCTTCCCACGCCACCCCGTTTAATGCATCGCATGTCAACTTGATGTAATTGTCCAGATCTCCTGTTAAGGTTTTCGCTCCATGTGGTGATTGCATCACATGCAGTATTGTTTGTGTAGGGCTGTACACCAGCACTATTTCTAATGGTCCTGTTAATGTTTTGCCTACTTCTTTTTCCCATGCTTGCGCTATGAAATCTTCTTCGTCGAGTGTTGTTTTTGGGGTGAATACGTGTCCACTTTTAGTGTGCCTCGGTCTGGCTTTCACTTTCGGTCTTCGCTCGATAACGATACTTGTGATTGTCGGAGTTTTCGAACGCGATTTTTTCGTAGTCATTTACTATTTTCCAAAGGAGTTTATCTCCGTCTTTCCGTCTGGCATATTTTCCGCCCCAGTCCTTATCAGCAGACTTTAGTTCATCGTAGATGGTTGGTTTGTCATACCCGTCTCTAAACATGGAGCAGGCTAATGCTACGAGTGTTTTGGATCTGTCTCCGTCGGGGTTTGTTGGGGTGCTTCTAGGTCCTTCTCTACGTATAACCTTTGAGAGCCCTCTTAATGGTACAGTGGAGGGGGTACTAGGGGGAGGTGCTGGAACACGCTCAGGAGGCTTGTATAAGGCTCTGACGGGATCCCAGACTTCAGGTGTTACACGGGTTGGTATAGCATCTTTTACGAAAGTCGCTACTGATATTATAGACATGGACCATTCGGGGTCTGTCATTTCGTTGTAGCCACCTCTTTGACGGTTGGCGGCATAGGGTAGTCGGACACCGTTCCCCCATCCTCGTTCGGATGGTTCTACTTGTTTGGGGTTTATTTCTTTTGTTGGTGCGTCAACTATTTGACATGCTCCTAACAGTCCTGTGCGTACGTCTCGTGCGAGCATTGGTTCTGTGAAGAACACCCACACGTGGAACCCTTTTGATCTTGACCGTTCCACCCAGCATTTGATGTCTAGTTGTTTCAACACTTGGTTGATGTTCTTGGCGTGGCTGTAGGATTCTTCTATCCCTTCATCTAGGTCAACGCACCCCCAGTAGACTTTCAGTCCGTCGTCTTCTGCGAACAGTGGGTATACCCCGATGGCTGGTTCTGCTTGCAGGTGGTCTGCTATTTTAGTTTCGTAATCTTCACCTTGTGCTGCGATGAATGTTCCGTCGTGGTTTGTCCACGGTCTGAAGTTGCCTGTGTCGATGGCTACTTTGCCTCCTCTGAAAAGGTCGGCGAATCCTTTGATGGTTTCTTTGTCGTACTTACTCATCTCTGGATCTCCAGTTATCTATTCTGGTCGCTACAAAGATCTCTGCTTCTTCTTTAGAGTCGGACAGTTCGAGTATCCTGCCTTCTTTTTCCACCACCCATCTCTGTATCCATATACCTGCACCTAATGCTATGGGTTTCCGTGTGATTCGAAAGTCTTTAGTTTGCATCAGGTATCAACTCCTCCCAGTATGGGTGGATGTGACCGCTGGATGGGTCTAGGTAGTATGTTTGATCTATTAGTCGTGCTGTGCGTTTGTTTTTGCACAGGTTCAGGTTGATTGAGTCGGTGTGGTATTTCTTTTCCCACGGTGACAGGTCATATCTGTCTCGTTGTCGGTAAACTTCTATCACGAAGATTGCTTCTTGTTCACCTCCGTACCTGCCTGCGTAAAGTCCTGCCGCTTTACCTTTGTCTCCTGAACCTCTGCCTGCTTGATGGACAAGCCCGACTGGTACCCTCTGTGTTTTAGCCCAGCGTTTAACTGCTTGCGCTTTGGTTGTCACTCCTGTCGCATCTGAGTCACCACCCGGAAGTAACTCTAGGTAGTCGATCATGCAGAAGGATGGGTTTGTTCCAAACCATTCTCTGATTTCTTCCATCACTTCCTCCATTCGTGTGAGAGGCAATGATTCATCTATGATCGCTACTCGTGACAGTTCCTTCTCTGATGCTTCAGCAAGTTCTTGTATTGTTCTTTGGTCGTTTGCTTTGATTGCTTCTTCCACTTCTGTGGAGGAGCGACCTTTCAACAAGCAGAACAGTTTCATTGCTACCAGTTCTCTTGGTTCATCCATTGAGAAGATAACAACGTGTGTCGCAGGGTCGTTGATCAGGTTAACTACAATACTGTTTAGTAGCATTTGTGATTTGCCTGTGTGGGATCTCCCCACCACCATCAACACTTCACCTTTACCTACTCCTCTTGACGCTAAATCTATTTCGGGGAATCCGAGATACCAGCGTTCGGAGGGGTTGCGTATGAAACCTACAAGGTTGTCTACTACTTGGTTGGTTAAAGCCCACGTCTTAGGTTTGTTTATATCAGAGGGGTCCACCGTCTCTCCGTCCGTGGCAACGGAAAGACGATGAGCCACCTCTTCAGGTGTAAGAGAGTCCACGTTTTCTTACTCCTATTAGGCTCGAATACTCGTGCCTATTTCAGCAAGTTCATTTGCATTTTTACCAGTGAATGGACACACAAACCAATCTGGGATTAGTGATGTGCCATCCTTTTTGGTAAGCCAAATTCCCTTACCATCAGCCCGACGTTTATAGTCGGGACCGTTCTTGTTGAAGTTAGCGTTAGGATCTAATTTCTTTTCCCAGTTGGGATCCCACCATTGGGTTTTGTTATCCATCAGATCACGCCAGATTGCGTCCAGTCCACTGCCTCCGATAGTGGGAGCGGCTGGGGCTTTATTCCCGGCGGCTGGTGCTGCCACGGTATCATTCGCATCAGATTGGGAAACGCTTTTTTCCAACCTCCGTACGCCTGATTCCGTCATTTCATATCCGACACCCAACGCTTCATAGTTGGCTATCTCTAGTGTCGTACCCCACTCGGCTATTAAGTTGGCTACTGCCTCTTGATCCTCATCACCTGTGAGAGTGATGGTGACTGAACACGACGCTTCCGCTGGTTCAAATTTGCCGGTCTGCACGACCTGTCTGCGGAACACAGTGAATGTGTTCTCTGCTTTTGCTGTTGCCATGGGTCTACCTTCCTTTCTATAGTTGGTTCCATGGATCTGGTCCCGCAAATCTACCACGACAAGTCGCCCATGCGCCACACCATTTGGGAGCGCAATGCCATCCGGTCATGTTTAATGTCCAGACAGGTAGGTTAGCGGATATGAGTGTGCCAGCGGAGCGAGCCAAAGCGACCAGACTCGCCCACTCCGCTGGTCCTGCGTTCACTAGAGTTCTATGCACCTTGCCTTTAACAAGGTAAATGAACTCGAAATCTAAAGGCTTGGTCAGATTATTGTCGGACATCGCCGCTACTGCCCACGTGTATGCGGCGGCTTGAACTGACCATCGTTTCTTCTCCCATTCATCTGATGGTTTACGTCCCGGATTTTTCCAATCAACTATTGGACGTGGAAACGATTGCACACAGTCGATGGTTCCTTGCAACCAGATCTCTGGCTTGTGATCTACTACTAGGGGGAGTTCAAATTTTTGTTCAACTGCTATGGGATCAATGTCTGGCATTACTTCATCCCACCATGCTGCTGTGTTGAGTTCTATTATTTTTACACACTCGTCTGTCTTGTGGTTCCATCTGACTATCTCTGGTTCTTTACGAACCCATTCCTCTATTGAGGCGCAGATAGTTTCAGATTTTGGTAGAGGGTCTCCTGTTTCCATCTTCTCTATAAGGCATTGTTCGATGCCGTAGTGGACGGCTGTGCCTATTGCGGTGTTGGATGACTCGGTTGATTGTGAGATGCCTAGCATGTCTTGTCTGGCTCTCTCTGGACACATCGCTAGTTGTCCTAACCATGATTGTCTTAAGATTATTCTGTCGTCTGGGTTGGTCGCTTCGGTCATTTGTTTCATCTTAGCACACTATCCACCCATGGCATGGCATGCCATGTATAATGAACCCGTCAGGGTTCCACATGCCATGCCATGCCATGCGGTAGGACAAGTCAGTCCTCGTCAAACAGAGGCACAACGTTGTCATCTGTGCCTTCTTCAGAAGTTTCAGCGTCGGGATCTAAAGTCAGATTGTCTCTGATCGCTCCCATAGCATGCATCAACCTTGAACTGTTGAACGACTGGTCGTGGGCTGTGTCACCTATAAGGGTGACTAGTTGTAGTAGGACACCTAGTAATGCGTGACACACGGTCTGCATTTCCTCTATGTCTTTTTTTATTTGATTGAGTTCGACATCCAAGTCGCTCATTTTGCTCATGTATTTCCTCTCGGTAAGAGTGAGGGCGGAGACAGGAAGAGAGGGATGCCTGCCTCTACCCTCACCGATCTATATAGAAGTTTCCTTGTACGCCTGTAGTGCCATCCCATTTTCTAGTCTAGCAACCCTCACTTTCAATCCGTGTCTTTTAGCCGCTTGATGAGCGGATGCCCTGAACGAATTGTAGGGTACTCGGAAATCAACTCCTTCTTCAAGGAGTCTTGGTACACCGTCGAACCATTCAGCCCACGGGTACATCTCTGTTTTCCTGCTTTCAGGAAAGTTCTTTAATATTTTTGCCATTACGGTCTCTTTCTTTTTGTCTTTCTTGTTCTTCGTCGGCTTCTCGTCTCCGCATGTACTCTTCTCTAGTTAATGCTTCAACCCAACCACTTGGTGATATTCCCATTCATTCTCCTTTCCACTCAGAATCTAAATGTTCTACCTCTGCATCTGTTTCTATCCAAACACGAGCGCCACATCTATCAGGTTCCTGCGAATGAACGATCTCACATGGACCGTTGACACGCACTCTTGTCCAATGGGTTGAACCTTTATAGGTACGATCTATAATTGCTGGTTCACCTTTTTTAATTTTTTGTTGATGTACATGTATTACATGTTTCATTATTTCCCTCCCCAACAGCGCCTACTAGGATACCAGTGGCTAGCACCACCCCACCGTTCGTTACTGTTCATGTTGTAATATAAATAACTGGCTACTGCCACGTTTGCTTCTGGATCATACATGCTTCTGCCTGTATAACCTGCTTTCCTACTGCGCTCATCCCACCACTTGGGTAAGTGCTGGAACCATCCTGTGGCTCCACTCTTAGGATTGACCGCTGTTGAATACGTGTCGTCAGCATCAGCGGATGACTCACACCATGCGATTTGTTCCATCAGATCGTGGTCTTCAGGTGCGAAGAACACTTGAATGTATTCGCCCAGTGTGGAGCATCCACCGACACCGCTTAACGTGGCAACCAGTAATACTTTTGTAATCATTGAGCCAGTATAAGACTCATTGCTTTGTTAGCCAAAGGTGTTTTACCTTGTATAGCCTTCTGCAATGACTTAGCCTTATCACGAGTGTTACCTGCGTTAACAGTGTGCTGCTCGGCACCTTGAATAGCGTTCCAAGCAAGCCAACCATTACCTTCACCCCACTCTTTAGTCTCCATTTCCCATCTGCGAAGCATCGCACTTCGAGCAGTACGGACAGAGTTTTCTTTACGGGCAGACATATCATCTTCCATAGGCATTAACTGATTGACCAGTTCGAAGAACTCTGAATCAATCACAGGTTGCTGTTTCAAGGTGAGAGCCTTACCTACCCAAGCCAACGCCTGTTCAGCCGCTTCCTTAAGGATCGTGGCTTTCATCTCAAAGATGTCGTCATGATTCTTAGTATGCCTCACCTTCAATAAAGGTTTACCTACCAGTTGGTTCTGACAAAAGAACCTACGTTGCATGTCGTACACACTCGTTGACCAAGAACCATCCAAAGAACTGATCCACACTAGATGGGATTGGATTTTATCCCCACCACCTAGATCAATAGTTCCTCCTTCTAGTTCCTGAGTGACAGCAACTTTCTCACCGTCACCCCACAAGGTGCAAGAAGTAGTTGACATAGGAAACATCATGTCTGCCATATCAGCAAGCATCTGGTATCCATCAACCTCTGGGTATTTCCCTGAGTGCAACCCAACTACACGTCCAGTGTCCTCACGGACAACAAACTTGTACAAAGGTTCACCCTTATATGTACCACTCTCAATCTCAGGGATGTGAGTGTCTTCTCTTCGCAGACAGTAATGTTCTGCCGCTGGATAATGCACAGGGAACAAAGCCCCAGCATCACCCATAATTTCACGAGCATATTCGGGCTCGCACCGTTCGATGACTGTCATACAGTCTCCTCTCTATATTAATTCGGGACAATCTATCCCTGTTTCGCTTTCTATGCGATTTAAAAACCTTTCCCACCGAAGATCTAATTCAGATATAAGCATCCAGAATTCAATGCCTTTTCTTGCATGATCTGCTACGACATATTCACACATCCATTCGATTGCACTAAGCATCGCATGTTCGACACTTGTTTCAGGGTAAAAGTTGGTTACTTTCCCCAACCACTTTTGAAATTCATAGTAGTTGGTGTATTCATCATCGCTCATATTTCCCCCTGTTCTCTACCTTCTCAGGGTAACGGATCACTTGATCGTCATACCCCCAGTAGGTTCCACCTCTGTCATCAACACAGTCGAAACCTGCTCGCCCATTCTTAATGTCATCGTAAACATCAGTCACCATGACATATCGGACAGACGAACCGAATGTCCTGTAGTAGATGTGTTCACCTACTTGTGGTCGTCTAGTTTTGTCGGACATTAAAGCCCCTCTGCTAGTCGTTTGAACAAGGCTGTTAAACGCTCATCAACAAGACTGTTGACTACATCCACCAGTTCATCGGGAGTTAAACCTGTTGACGCATCCTTAGCAGTAGTATCTCTCTCTGCTAATTCTTCTTCAACACGCTCTGACACACGGTCAGCAACATAATCGTCACAGTAATCTCTTACGTGACCATGCAGAGTAGTGACGCTCACGAACTGGTGTTCATCTAACAGATCCTCTGCCAGTCTATCCATATCGAGTTCACACTCGACATCAAAGTATTCGTCAACCGTGTGATACACGTTAACTTCACCTTTTATTTCCATTTGTATTTCCTCTCTGTATAAACGTGTGCAATTTACACACTTGTAACTACTAATAGTATATCAGTAGTAACACCGTAAAACTACCACCGGAATCAATACAGGTATTAACACCGATGCTAATCTTTAAACCTCGTAATACTTAGACATCTGATCATCCATGTCTACATCCTGATCAGACACCACCAACTGATTGTTACACCAGCGTTTACTATTGTATGAGTCGCCACAATACTGACACTCAACACTCTCACCATCAAAACTATTAGTCCACCTGTGTCCGAAATCATCAGGCGTACTATTTAAATAACCATGAACTAAACTCATAGTGACCACTCATTTCCTTCATCATCAGCAACGTTTGATACATCGAACTCCACCAAACAGGCGCTGTTCACATCAAAGTCGTTATCCCAAACGATCATGTCTCTAACTTCATCTAGTTCCATGTCCGCAGGGACTTCTATTTGTTTGTTGTCTTCCCATCTCCAGTACACGGAAACGTCAACTGTTTTAGTTTCTTTATTCTCAGCAACATGCTGTTGCACATTACTGTCTTCATAAGTAGGCATCTAGCCTCCTCTCTATATTGAAAGCCACGTACAGGAGTGGCATTTCCACCCTCGTACAAGACTCTCTGCATATTTTTCTTTCTGCTCATCGGATTCCCATTTAACCTCGATGCCATAAAGTTTGCCATCGAAAGGTTTAATGAACCCGTCCTCACCACAGTCTCGACAATAGACTGGGATAAGATCTGTTTCAGTAGGCATCAGCCCTCCATTTCTGTTGTCCGTGTTAAAGATTTCAATACTTTGATTTCTGATTCCCAGTCATCTCCGTACTGCTCGTTGTCTCTCAAGAAACGTATGACGTTTCTGAGTACCTTCTCTACGTACTGCTGGTCTGTTTCAATAGGCATTAGCCCTCCATTTCTTCTAAGTCTGACCAGCACACATTACACAGATGCCACCCAGACTTGTTACCAATCAACACCTCACGATTTGCGGGTGTCATATCAGGGAACATATTTTGAACATCTGTTCCCCCACTCATCCACAACTGCCAAGTTTCCAAGTTGACAGTCACGGTTTCAGTATCGTTACATGTGTTACACGTAGCGAACACTTCTAATGCATACATCATTACTCCTCTCTTAACGCATCACGCAAACAAGCGTAATACTCCTCTTTCCAATATTGCTTCCGATGCCACACAGCGATTAACACACCGCTAGATATCAGAAACAACACAACAAATATATTTGCCATATACCCTCTCTTTCTCTTACGCAATCAATACCTGTATAGATACCGACACTATTTTTTACTAGACGCAAAACGTACATTATTCACGCCACTAATACACATATCACAACTGACACATGCACCAACACCCACTCTATCATCAGACTTATCCCAAACCACCAGCGGAATTTTACCCGTCAACTCAGGACACCTAGCACCCTTACGCTCACCCTCGAAGTTGTCCGACAACACCTCAGTTTCATCCCACGTATCAGCACAAAACGCAAGTTTCACATCAGGGTAACGGTGCTTAGTAGCCAATGCATTCACTAAATTCCCATCGTCAACACTCAGATACAGCGTGAAATTGTCAGGACCTAACACCTCACCCACCACATTAAAGTTACGTGTATACGCCCAGAACCTCACATGTGGGAACTCATAAGCAAGATTGCGAATAGCCTTAGCGAAATTTTTGTTAGGAATATCCCCATCCCAAAACCACCTAAACACAGGCTCGACATCACGCTTCACACACTCATCCCTAAACTCTACAATCATAGGGCGTAACAGATTCTGCAAGTCAAGCCATGAATCTTTATTAGCCACATACACGTCCCAATTATGCACCAACAACTTACGCACATTAGGAAATAGTTTTTCCAACTTACCAGCGTAACAATTAGACAGACACCACTCGGTAGCACCATCACACGAATAGTTCTTACCGGCAGGTAAACCGAAACTATTTTTCAAAGGTGACATACCATTAGGGGACTTGCCACGCCTACGACCATAAGGTGCAACCTTACGATCACTTGACGGTCTGAACACGAGCCTTCACCCTCTCTCTTAATATATCCGTATCATATGACACGGTAACTTTTCTACTGACAGGCTTACGCCTTACCGGCGTAGCCTTAACCTGATGACATTCAATAGCAGGTATTCCCCGAATGTGATCTGAAGTAGTGCCGAAACATTTCTCCATATCAACAGGTTTACCGTTTAATGTTGTACTCAATCTAAGTCAACTCCATTAAATACAGGTCAAGGTTTTCCGCAACATCCCAATACGGAAGACCTAGAGTTTCACTAAACGCTATAATCCAAGTGTCTTCAACGTCGGTATTACCCTCGTCGATTTCCTCTTGAACCCATTTATTTATTTCTTGTTTTTGTTCAATAGTTAATTTATTCATACATTCATACTATCGTCGAATATCAAGGAAACCTACCCCATCCACACACCACATACACATACACATACATACACATACATACACATACATACACACATATACGTGCATGTATACATGCATATAACAGGATGAATAACAACAATTTAATAGACCGGAATCAATACCGGTATGGATACCGAAAAAATAGATAAATAAATATTTAATAAATAAGTTTCAAAATAAAAAAAACGACGATAGCGTTAACACCCTAAGGTGTTGAAAAGTAGTAGACACCAGAGAGGGCAAGAAATGAATTTTCTAGCCAAAGCGATACGTAGCGCTAACTCCTACGTAAAAAGTGGTGTCACATTAGTACATCACGGTCTAAATATATGGGTAGCCAATTTCAACGAAACAGGTACCTATATTCCAGAGATAAAAGACTCGTTAGACAAAGATAAAAAACCTAACGGTAGAAAAAACGTATCTTTCAAAACAGTCAACGCCAAAGGAAAACTAGCAACTATTGCTAGCCAAGTAAAAGAGGGTTCCGCGAATGAACTAACTAACGGCGCCTGCTTGGCAGTAGCAGTATTAGAAGACAATTCCCTAGCCGAATTTATGGCAGACAAGAACAAAACGATAGAGGATGTAGACGTCCAATCAATCAAAATGTTCTTGGAAAATAAAGGACTAGGCAAGTCTAAAGACACTCGAATGGTGGCTCCAATTCTTAAGGACTTGATCCGAGAGAAAGAGGCTACAAAAGGGGTGGTTGACAACTACGTAACTGCCCTACAAGTAGCCGTCGATGATGGGCAGACAATAAACAAGGCTAGGCAGATAGCCGAAAGTTACGCTCGGAAAGAATCCGGCGCTACCCGTCAATTCAACGAGCCGGCGATCTACTCCGGCAAAATTGAAAAGGCGCTCATTCAATTATTGACACTTATGGCAAGTGAAAACGATGGAGCCCAAGCGCTCGCAGAAATTCAAGCCGGTGCACTCCATGACATAGTCATAGCCAACAATCTTGCTACGACTTTGTTAGACGTAACCCATACCCAACAAAGCGCCTAACAACAAAACCGAAAACGCCCCGACTGGTGAAAACTGGTCGGGGTTTTTTCATGCCCGAAAACAGGTAGGCAACAACAACAACAACCATGAACCACCCCATACACCCCTTGTCGGTTGTCCGGTCAAGTCTTGTCAGGTTGTCTTAACAAAACTGTTAGGTTCACTTAACAAACTCGGTAAAGTCACCGCAACTAATACCGGTAGCCATCCCGAACACACCAGCAACGGCGGGCAGGGGCAGGGTAGTGGGGGGTGGGAGGGTTCAGGCTTTACTATGTATA